GGCATGCTGGGTCGATGGTGAAGGCAATCCGATTATGTCGGGCGATGATGACACTGAGGCGTACTTTCAAATCACTAAGGGTGGACTGCGTGAAGTGTCTGTCGTGATGTACCCAAACAACCCGAATGCCGAAATTCAAAAACTGGAGTATTTCACCGCTAATGGTGAAATCGATCTTCGAGTTTTGGAACGATCCCTGCGAGACGCAGGGGTTTCAAAGCAGAATGCGGTCACTGCCGCATCTGTATTCAAGCGAGTGATCGAACAGCGAGATGCTGTTCAGTTGCCGGTTGAAAATGCGCCGAGTCGGAGCGATTCTGATGCGGAAGTGACCAAGTCCGACGAATTGCTTGCCGCACTCGAACTGCGTCAACTGTCTGAGGCTTTATCGAAACGTCTTATATAAATGACAAATCATGTCAATCGAAAAAGTGCTAGAAAAAGTGGACGAAATCAAAGCGTCCAACCTGGAGGAAATTGCCAAGGTTGAAACCAAAGTCTCTGAGACTGTGGAATCTGTCAAGGCCGAATTTTCCGAAAAAGTCGCCGCGCTTGAGGCAAAAGTGTCTGCGATTCAAATTCCCGAAATCATGCGTGCTCCTGCGAAAACCGTTCGCCAGGACGTCAACCGCATGGTTAAGGAACAACTGCGTAAGTTCTATCAAGAGAACAAACGTGTGCATCAAGAAATCAAACTGTTCGAGTCGACCGATCAGTACGATGCTTATCTGAATGAAGCGTCGACGCTGACTGGCTCCGGTGCTGGCATTGGTGGCCGTACTGCGTACGATCCCGTGTTCCACAAACTGCGTTTGATGAACCCGATGCGTGGTCTGTCCCGCAACGTTTCTACCGATGGCGCAACGTATCAGTTCCGCGCTAAAATCGGCAACGCTGGTGCGGCCTGGGGCTATGCGATTCAAAACAACGGCGCGGCAACGACTGAAGCAACCAGCATTTGGCAGTTGAACCTGAAAGACGTCAACGTGCAATTCCCGATCCGTACTGCGGCTCTGGACGACATTGATGGCTTGGACGCAAACGTCGTTGACGATATGCTCCAAGAATTCTCGCAGGTTGAGGGTCAGTCCATGATCCTGAACAACGACCAATCGGGAACCACCACCACCGCTTATGGTGGCACTGACGGCCTGCGTGGCTTGAATAGTTACCCTGGCAAAAATTCCACCTATACCGGTGGAACCATCAGCACTGCCGCTTTCGGCAACTCTGGTACTGCCGCATCCGATGGTCTGCATAGCATCGCTACGTATGACCAGTTGACCACTAACGGCTTTGGCTCTGCGAACCTCATCACGTTTGGCGACATCGTGACGTTCATTCACAGCCTGCCGCAACAGTACTGGTCTAACGGCAACTCGTTCATGATGAGTCCGTTGGCCCTGGCTGGCCTGCGTGGTCTGGTGGACGATAACGGCACTCCGGTGTTCGAGCGTATGTCTCCGCTGGTGTATGACGGCATCGTGGGCAAACTGTTGGGCTTCGACGTTCGCGTTAACGCCTACTGCGACAGCCCCGTTGGTCCCGCTGGCTCCGCCGGCACGACCTCGTTGTACCCGATTTATTTCGGTGACTTCACCCGTGGGCATACCATCGTTGATCGTCTCAACATGGTTCTGCGTCGCTACGACCAGACACAGCCAGGATTTATCACATACTACGGCGAAAAACGTCTGTGCTCGTCTGTGGTCGATCCTTTCAGCATCATTCGCTATCGTTCGACTGCGACTGCCGCTTGATAGAGCAAAAGAGTTGCGGGGCTTCGGCCCCGCGCTTTTAACTTAATAAGGATTCGACGAAATGAGTGCAAACCAAAAAATTATTGATGCGATGAAATTGTCTCTCGCCGAGGGACGTATGGTCACTGTGGATTTGAGCGAAGCATCGACGATCACTGGCTCTGGTTTGAATATCGGGGGCCGTACTTATTTCGACGACGCCTTTGCAAAATTGCGTTACGCGAACCCGTTTCGTATGGGTGCTCGCGTGATTAAAACGCCGAACAATTCTGCTGTGCAGTTTGTTGCAAAAACCGGTAATGCGTTGAACCAGACAAACCCTTGGGACTTTACGCAGTCGCCGAATACCGGCACGCCGAATACTGCGACGACGACTTGGCAGTTGCCGACTCGTATCCTGCAAGCAACTTTGCCGATTCGTATCGCCGCGATGGACGATATTAACGGCCTTGAGGCTGAATTGCTGACTGACTTGAATCTGGAATTCGCCGAGGCCGAAGGTAACTCGATGGCCATTAATAACGATCAGTCTGGATCGTCTACAACGACGACAGGCGGTACTTATGGACTGCGTGGCCTGGATATGTATACCAGTGCATCTGCGAGCGCATACGGTACATCCGGTACGGCTATCACTAACGGAATTCATTCGATTGCGACTGTTTCCCTGGCTGGCGCGACTGTGACGTATAACAAAGTGGCCGATATTGCCAATGCGTTGCCGTCGCAATACTGGGCTTTGCCCACGACGGCGTGGTTTATGACTCCGACGATGATTCAGACTCTGCGCCAGTTGAAGGACAACCAAGGTTTGCCACTGTTCTTGGAATTGGGCGAGCCGGGTGAGGGTGGCGCGGTTGGCTCTATTTTTGGCTGGCCTGTAATCCCGAACCCCTTCATGTCGTCTACGTTCCCGATTTATCTGGCAAACTGGGATCGTTTCCTGACGATCGCCGATGTGGAGGAAATGAACATTCAAATGATGGAGCAAACCGCCCCTGGCTATGTGACTCTGTACGCAGAAAAGCGTGTCGCAAGTTCGGTGCGTGATCCGTTCGCTGGTGTTCGCGCAAGTGCCGCCTGATGGGGTGAAGCATGGCAGTTGAAAACCTAACGCTCGCGCAATTTTTTGCGAACAATCGGGGTCCGTATAACTACGCAAAGATCGAGCAGATCGGGCGCGATGTTGACACTCCGTGGCTTACGTTGTCGGAGTGTACGGAGCAACTGAACCTGTTTGATGACGAATCGCAGGATACGTACATCAGTTCGCTGGAGTTGGCAGTACGGATGGCCGTCGAGGATTATCTCGGCATGGCTATTTTTGCGACCCAGTATCGTACTTATTATGCGAACCTGGGGGTGTATAACACCGAGGTGTTTTTGGACTTGCCAGAAGTGTCGCAAGGCTCGTCTGGCGTGACGATTGATACGGTGGAGTTTTACGGCGCGGATTCAAATACGATTCCGGTCCTGATTGACCCGACCGAATATTCTTACGATCCTACGGGCAACCGTGTGATCCTAAATTCGATCCCAAACAATCTCAACCAGTTTGTTGCAAACCCGATTGTGGTCACTTATACGCAAACGGCAAATACGCTGTCGACGTATCCGGTGATTAAGCAGGCGGGGTTGTTGTTGCTGACGCACCTGTACAACAATCGCTCGGATACGACTGTGGAACGCCTCAATCAAATTCCGTTCGGCATTGCCGCTTTGCTTCGTCCGTACAAACCGCTGGTGATGTAATGGCAATCGTCCGATACGAAAACCTGGACGTTAATAATGTGACCAACGGCACGGATGCCGTGGGGCAATATACGACGACCATTACAAAGTGGTTTTCGACTCGTGGGCTGGTGCACGATGTGGCAAATTCGTTGCGAATCTCTGAGCGTTATCGGGTGTATTCTGACCTTGTGAATATCACGTTAAATTACACGCGAAACACGAAGCAGATGGTTGACAACCAGAATTTGTACAGTATTACATGGCGGGGGTTCGACTGGCGTATTACGGATGTGCGCGAATCGAATGATCGCCAAAAAGTGACGTTCCTGTGCTATCGCAACGACCCCGAGGTTCCGGTGTGAGTACGCAACAGAATCCAACCGTATACGCTCAGGCGATTCAGGCGCAGTTGTCGCTCGTTGTCGACCCTGTGCCGGTTTATGCTTTATTCAATCGCAATTTTGCTACGCAGAGTCAATTCTTAACGTGGCAACTGCGGAATGTGCATCAGCCTGTTTATACGGGTCAGACACAGAGCAATAAAGGTATCGATAGGCCGGTGTTTCAGGTGAGCGTTTTCGCTACGAACATGGCAGATGCTTTTAATTTGTCAAACACCATATTACAATCGTTGCACGGTTATTCTGGGCAGTTTGGTGGCGAGGCTGGCTTTTTTGTAGCCAAAGTCGACGTCGACTGGCTGTATAACACCTACGATAATGAGATCGGGTTGAATCAAATCATTCTCGATTGCACGTTGGATGTTCCGACATAAGATACGAACGATCAACTC